CTTTCTGACAGATAGCCTGATGATCGGCTGATGCGGAAACCCAAACACTCCCGCCCTGGTGGCAAAAGTAGGTAGAGCCTTTCAAACCATCCCGCTGAATACGTTTCTTCCAGGTATCCACCTGCTGCGTAGTGACTCTCAAAACCATAAACCCTCCGGCAAAAATCAATTAGTTATTGTTTAGGATTAGGTAAAATATCAGCAACCAGACTGAACAGTGAATATGTATGTTTAACCATTACCCCGAGAAAACTTACAGCAGAGCGGAAGTCATGAGTAAGCCAACGCCAGTTCCCGCAGTGAACGGCGTCTATTTTTGGTGGTTTAAAGAAATCCCGCCGGGCGTACCGACAGAGGGTTGCATTACCTGTGATGGCTACACGTTACTGTACGTCGGCATTTCGCCAGATCAGCGTGGGAAACCGAATAGTCGCTCGAATCTGAGAAAGCGTATTAAAACCCACTATAGCGGCAATGCTGCAGGTTCAACGCTCAGGCGCACACTTGGCGTGTTACTAAGCGGTGTAAGCAGCTTTCCCCTGCGCCGCGTTGGATCTGGCTCCAGAATGACATTCACTCACCCAGGCGAGCAGTGGCTTGATGCCTGGATGGAAAAGAATGCCAAAGTTCACTGGATACCTGTCGAAGCGCCATGGGAACTTGAGGACACGCTGATCGCATCGATTCCCCTTCCATTGAACATTCAGGGAAATGCTCATGATTTTAAAGTGACGCTTTCAGGAATGCGCAGCCAGGCTGCAGCAGAAGCAAGATTGATGGAGATTGCAGATGAGCGGGCTTTCAAGAGGAGATTAGCAGCGCAGTGACTGATGGTGTAACACTGCGCCAGTTGGTCTGAATCAATAAGCTAATTGTTCCTGCATTCCTTTCGGATGAGGCGGCGCGGCGCTGATTTTTTGCGGGCGGCACACCGAACGGACAAAAGTTTCATGGGTCACGAACGTATGCCCGCACTCAATATTAGTGCACTGGTTGTATCGTTCTTTGGTCTCGCTGGAAACCTGAAAGCTACTGCGTGTATGCGCGGCCTGACCACACATTGGACAATTCATCATTTCGTTCCGCCCTCACTCTTAACCAGTTCGCAATAATGATACATTATTGTTCTCATTTTGGAACTAATCATTCAATTTCGAACTCATCTATTTTCACTTCGAGATCCAGACTGGTCGTAAACCCGTTATCCGGGCTGACGGTATGTGTCAGCGTGGTGATGGTCCATTCTGCATCATCAATAGGCTGCTTAAAGCCGCTCACCTTCACCGGCATTTCGGTGTAGAGATCGGCCCGGCCTTCTGCCAGCTGCAGGGAGAAAGACGCTACCCCGCGCTGCAGACGCTCCCACTGCATCTTTGCTGCACGCTCTGCATTGCTGCGGTTGGCGTAGGTCCGATTCAGGACCAGTACGTTTTCATCCGTTCCCACCAGATAATCACCCTGCTTCGCCTCCGGCTCTTTGGGCGCGGTGGTTTTCTTGCGGCGGCGCTTCACCTGCGTGGTCTTTTTCTTCTTCGGTTCACGAGTATGCAGCCAGCTGGCAATCACGCCCGTGTAGGCTCCACGATCTGCCAGGGTAAACCGGTGTCCGTCTCCAGCTTTGCGGGTGATGGTGATAACCGGTAACTGCTTGCCGCTGGCCGTTCTCCCCTGCCCCTGACGGATAAAAAGTAAATTCCCGTCCTTCACGGAGGCAATGGCTCCATACTGGCGAGCCAGCTTCATCAGGAAACTCGCGTCGCTCTCGTTAGTCTGGTCCAGATGGTCCAGCGCCTTTTCCGTCAGGTCTTTACCCAGCGCCAGTTTCAGGTTGTGGCGGGCGGCAATCTCTTTCACCACCTCGCCCACCGTGGTCCGGTGCCAGGACTTTTCGCGCCGGGTGTTCAGAGTCTCCCGAAAATCAGCGCTGCGGGCGCGGATAGTCAACCGGTCAGGTGCGCCGGAGTGCTCAATCTCGTCCACAGTAAATCCCCCTTTCGGGAACAGCGGCTGACCTTTCCAGCCCAGCGCCAGATGGATCACCGCCCCCCGACGCGGCAGCACAATCATCCCGTCCGCGTCGTCCAGCTCCAGATCGAGCTGGTCCGCCTCAAATCCCCGGTTGTCCGTCAGCGTCAGGCTCATAAGACGCGCGTCCATCACCGTCGTCACGTCCTTGCCTTCGATGGTGATGCTGAAGGCCGGGCTTTTACTGGTCAGGTTCATGAGACTGGAACTTAGATTCATGACAGCAACCCTCCCGCCATATTTTTCACCTTACCAATGGCAGACGTCGCCGTGTCCTGCAGGTTGCTGAGCTGATCGCTCAGGCTGCCGAACATCTCAGACAGCGACTCATCCACCCGTTTCAGGGTCAGCGTGAATTCAATCCGCCTGGGCATCCCGCTTTCAAAAAACTCCGTTTTGGTCTGACTCAGACTCTCGATCACAAACATGCCATAGATAGTGCCGCTGCCCTCAATCAGCGGCCACGCTTTGCCCAGCTCCGCCATCTGCTCCAGTGCCAGCAGAGACAGCCTGCCGCCGGTGACTTCCGGCAGCAGCACGCCGGAAAGCGTCAGAGAATCGTTATCCGGGCCAAGAAACTGCGTGGACGGGCGACGGTTCACCCGATTGTTGGCGGCGTGCCGCCAGCTGCGCTGATACTGCAGTTCCTGATAGGGCGCGGTGCGCAGCATAAAGACGTATAAACCCAGCACCATCATCATGAATCATATCCCCCCTGATCGCTGTAATTGCTGCGGGCTTTCGCCCTAGCCCGGCGTTCGCGCTCATCGAGCTGTCGTGCCACTTCACGGGCAATGTCCTGCGCGCTTTGCCCCGGCTGGGCGGTGATATGGATTGGTGCGTTAATCTCATAGCGGATCACCGGCGGCGGACTGTTCGCCTTCATGGTCTGCGTCTGGTATGCCCTGACCGGCAGGCTGAACGGATGCAGCGCTGTCGCCTCTGCGGGCGCAGCTGTTACGCCCATCACTCCGGCCACCACCGACGCCAGCGCAGCGGTGCGTCGCCTGCTGGTCACATTGGCCGGACCGTTGACGATTTCCGGGCCATTTTCCCCCACGATGCCAAACTGCCCACGCGGAATAGCCCCGCCGTTGTCGTACATCCCCGCATAACCCATCGAGGGAAAACCGCCTGGCGGCAGCACTACCTTGCCGTCGCTGTTCACCGTGGCGGGCTGTTGTCGCGTGACCTGCTCAGGTAGTTTCGCTTTTGCCGCTTCCTTGCTGACGATGCCGAGCTTTTCCAGCAACCACGACACGCCGGATTTCAGCGACTCCAGCGGGTGCATCACCATGTTGAGACCTTCGGCCAGCACCTCACCAAAGCTGCGGCCCATCGCCGCCGCACTGCTCAGTTCTTCGGCCGTGGATTTCACCGGCGCTAACAAATCCGTGAACCATCCCCACAGCGCCTGCACTTTGTCGCCAATCCACTGAAAAACCGGCTTTAGTGGTTCAAAGGCGGCACTGATGGGAGCCGCAGCGGCTTTAAATCCTTCCACCACGCCACCCAAAAATGCACTGATGGGCTGCCAGTGTTTCCAGATAACCAGTGCAACACCTGCCAGCGCCGCCACAACAAGCCCCACAGGACTGAGCAATGCACCCAGCAGACCAGAAATGCCATACAGCGCCACACGCAGCATCGCCAGCGGGCCGGAAATCAGAAAACGCAGTACGCCACCGGCGGCGGAGAGTCCACCGCGCAGCACTGCCAGCGGGTTCATCACAGCCCCGATAACATTGTGAAGGCCAGCCATTGAAGCGCGGAACATCACCAGCGGCGCTCCGGCGACCGCTTTCAACGCATTACCCGCCAGTCCGGCTGAACGGCGCAGGGCATTCAGCGGCGCGCTCAGCAATCCGGCGCTGCCGCCCGATGACGCCATTCCCCGACGCAACAGGGAAAGTGGCGCACCCGCCAGCCAGGAAAGCACACTTCCGGTGCGTGTTACTGCTGCCGTCACGGATGGAAGGGTTTTCACGCCCAGCATAGTCAAACCAAAGCGGATCACTGCCAGCGGTCCCAGCACAGCAGCCACGGCCACCGCTAACGTGCCGAGCACAACGGTGACCGCTGCCGTTGCTGCCGCCACTTTCATCAGCGTGCCTGCCAGCTGCGGGTTTTGTTCCACCCAGCGGCGCAATGCCCCGGTAACACCCTTCACAGAGTCCATGATATCCAGTAGCGGCTGGCGCAGCGTTTCGCCCAGGCTGCTGAACGCGTTCTGCGCGCCCGTTTTCACCAGCAACCACTGCGCGGAAAGAGAGTCCTTGTTGATATCGGATTCTTTCTGCATTGAGCCGTTCGCATCCCCGCCGGACGTGAGTCTGAGCTGGCGCTGCAGCTCCGGCAGGTTGTTGGCGAGCTTCGCCGCATCATCGCCAAACTCTTTGCCAAACAGCATGGTCATTGCGGACAGGCGCTTGTCCTGCGGCAGACGGTTGACCTTCTCCAGTACGCGCTGGATGGTGCCCATCGCATCTTTCGTCATCTGCTTTTCAATCTCAGCCGGATTGAGTTTCAGCAGGTCCATGCCTTCAAAGAAGCGCTTGCTCTGCATGGTGGCAATCGACAGCTCGCGCACCATGGCGTTCGACGCGCTGGCAGCAATTTCCGGCGCAGCCCCCAGTGACAGGAACGTGGACCCGAGCGCAGCGGCCTTGCGATAGTCCAGACGGTCAGCCACGCCCCCCATACGCTGCAGGACGTCGATAATGTCCGCGCCCTTTGACATAGCGTTATCGTCCAGGTAGTTCAGCGCATCGCCCAGCTGTTCAATATTGCGGGTCGGCACCTTATAAAGCTGCGCGATTTTCCCCAGCCCCTCGGACAGCTCATCAGCAGGCAGTTCAAACGCCGTTGACGCTTTGGCCGCCGTGCTGGCAAACGCCAGCAGATCGCGCTTCTGGTCTGCCCATGAATCATTCGGGTTCGCCACGTTCATGCGCGCACCGCCCTCAACCAGCGCGGCATAGTCCACCGCGCCGTTTTCCATCGGCAGCTGTTCGCTGGCTGCCTTGATCGCATCCTGCATTTCATAGAACCGGGCGGTGCGGTTGCCGTTATCGTCGCGCAGGCCGTTGACCTGCTTTGCCACGCCCTTCATGGCGTCTTCCATGCTGGCGTAGCTTTTCACTGCCGCCATCACCGGTGCGCCCATTGCCAGCCCGGCGGCAGTAGTCGTGGCCCCGGCTCCGGCAATCCTGTCCCGCACTTCCAGACGGCGGGAGTACTGCTCGCGGACCGCATTTATTCGCGACTGCTGTTCGCCCAGGCGTTTCAGGGATTTCATTTGACGGTCCAGCGCCTGACGGGTTTCGTCGGCGTTCTGCCGGAGTTCCCGCTGCGCGCTGCTGAGCTTCTTCGTGTCCAGCCCGGCCTCACTGAGCGCCAGGCGCTGACGCTGGACCGACTGGCGCAGGCCGTTGTATTTGCCCTGCAGATCCGTGACGCGGCTTTTTGCCTGCTCCAGCAGTCGCGCTTGCGCCGCCGTCGGGCGGTTGGTGGCGGTAAACTGCGTGGCGAGTTTCGCCGCTTCTTCGCGGGCGGCTTTCAGGCTGTTGCCGGTGACGGCCAACTGGGCGCTTCCTTTGCGGAAACCATCAATCCTGCCCGCCTGGGTATCTAACTCTTTGAGACGGGCACGGCTTTGCTGGACGGCAGTTGCCAGCTCCTTCGAGCTGGCCTGCGCGGATCGAAATGGGCGGGTGAGCTTATCAACCGCATTAAGAATCACCTGCAGGCGCAGGTTGTTGTCACTCATCGCTGACCCCGCTTCGCTGAATGGCTTTGTGTCGCCACTCCAGCACGTCCGTTAGCGGCATAACGTCAGTGACAGACGGCGACCAGTGAAAGATGGTGGCAATGTCTGCCACCAGATCATCAACCGTCAGGCTGTCGGCAAACCGGCAAGCACCGACTTCTTCAATAAAAAAGTCACCACCTCAACCGACAGCGCGGTGAGATCGGCAGGGTCCAGCTCCGCCATTTCCTGCGCGGTCAGGGTCGGCGTGGAGATACGCGGGATGACGGTCATCATCGCGCCCACGTCCATATCCATAATCGCCTGCAGGCGGATGCCACGCAGCGCGCCGGACTGCGGTTTACGCAGTACAATCTCGGTGATTTCAGTCTTTCCACGCTTGATCGGCGTGTCCAGCTGCACGGTCTTTTCGGTTGGTTTATCGCTCATGTTCTTTTCCTGTATATGCGTACTGACGCGGTTGCCCGCGCCGTTCAAGTTATTCAGAGGCCGAGGGCATTACGGTGCGCTTCCATCAGATCCACGCCGTCCACGATTTCAATCATGTTGACCAGATCGACCTCATAGAGCACTTCGCCGTTAATGGTCAGCTTCGCGTAGCTGTTGGTGCTGGTCACTTTGGTGGTGCTGCTTTCGCCGGTCTTCCACTCGCCGGAATCCAGCTCCTTATGACGCCCGCGCACAACCAGCTCGACGGCCTGCACTTCGCCGGTATCGTCGCGCTGGATAGAGCCAGTAAAGCGCAGCTGGATGGCATCGACGGTGGTTTTGCCCATCTGCTTGAACAGAAGCAGCTCGGTGCCGCCGATGGAGAACTCCGTATCAATAGCGCCGTCATCCAGCCCCATATCCACATCCACCGCGCCCGGCATCCCGCCGCCGCGATACTTCTCAAACTTACGGGTGAATTTCGGCAGGGTCAGCGACTCGACGATCCCCTGCCAGTTGTTCCCGTCGTTGAACAGGTTCAGATGTTTCAGCTTGCGTGGTAAAGCCATGGTGTCCCCTTACGCACTGACCTGGCTGGAGAAGTCCAGCAGGTACTGATCGGTGATGCGCTGGCGCAGCATCAGGTTTTCCAGCGGCGGCACTGGCGTGTAGTCGTAGTCGATGGTGAGTTTCCCGGCTTTCAGGGAGTCCTTATCGTTCACGGCCTCATCCAGCCAGCAGTCCGCGCCAATGATGTAGCCCTGCGATTTCAGGCTGCGCAGTTTGGCGCGGATGCCTTCGATAATGTCGCGGGCCAGCGACGGATTCAGCACGCCATCCACCGCCCACATGTGCGCCTCGGCGATAGTGTCCGCCAGCACCTGCGCCGTGCGGGTGTAGTTCTCAAAGGCAAACAGCGGATCGTCGCTCAGACAGCGGGAACCCCAGAAGCGGAAGCCATCCTTGCGGATAAGGGTGGTGACGTCGTTCTGGTTCAGCAATCCCGCATCGGTTGCCGGGTCCTGCAGATCCCAGAACACATCCGCAGATAAACCGGTTACGCCGTTCACGCCGACGTTGGACAGGGTTTTGTGCCAGCCGGTCTGCTCGTCGATTTTGGCGCGCAGGCCGAGCGCACGGGCGGAGGCGTATGCCGTCGCGTCGGCATTCAGCACGGTGTCAAAGTTGATGAAGTCCGGCCAGATCAGCATCCCCTCGCGCTGGCTGAAATTAGCGCGATAGGCAATGGCGTCTTCCACCGTTTTGCAGCCGTAGGCGGAGAGATAGGCAAATCCGCGCAGACTCTGCGCCACGCTCAGTAGTTCAGTTGCCACCGCCTGCGTATCGTGTCCCGGCACGCCAAGGATGCGCGGTTTCACGCCAAGCTGTGACTGCGCCGAGAGCAGCGCTTTCATGCCTGTTTTTTTGCCGTCAGCAGTCACGCCGCCGATGATATTGGAGGTGGTTTCTGCTTCGGTTTCGCCCTAGGCCACGCGCACCACAACGGTGACGGCTTTGGCCTGGTCGGCAATCGCATCCAGCGAACGGGCCAGCGTGCCGGACTCGCCCGCTTTGCCGCTGGCGGTCAGGACGTCGGTCAGCAGAACCGGTTTGTTGAGAGGGAACATTGCCGCATCGGCATCATCGCCGGTGCAGACCATGCCCACGATAGCGGTGCTCACCGTGGTAATGGGTCGGGTGCCTTCGTTGATTTCGACAACGCGCACGCCATGGTGGTAATCCTGAGCCATAGAGCGGTTCTCCTAAAGGGATCGCCGCAATATTCTTACAACCTGGATAGTTGCGCACTGACAGCGCTTTGTATCAGGTTTCATACAAATTAAGGTGCGGTAAATTTGTCTCTTTTAACTAACAGCGCTCTTGCAGGTAAAAATAAAAGCTGAGTAAAACGTGAAACTGCATCACGTGACAACAAGAATGCCAGCAGAATGCCCGTAATTAAGAAAGTGGAAACCTGTATTATAATATTATTACTTAACAGTGGTAACGTATACCAAATTAAGTATTTTACAATTAACCCGTGCCAGAGATAGATGTATAACGATTTTTTTCCGAACTCATTCAACCAGTTGAATCTTGCTGCAATAAAACACACGCTGCATATAGCAAGTGCCGTCAGTACATAATAACTCAATCTAACAACAATAGTATTTGATAATGTCATGCCTGTGGCTACAAGCGGTGTATTTCCATAAAGTGCAATCAAATTAAGATGATCAGCAAGAGCGTAACATGCGAGCAGGAAAACTGAAGCTATTAATAGTCCAATAGGTCTTTCTGAAAAAGTCAGTTTCCCACTAAAACTTCTAAACAACACACACCCGGCTATATAATACGGCATAAACACCAATGTTCTCGACGCGTTAAAAGTAAACCCGTTATATGAAACAGTTGATGCCATCAGCGCAATCGCTATTGATAGAGCAATAGGATATTTAAACTGCATTATAATAGGGGATATTATACGCATGAAGATAAGACTTACTAAAAACCACAATATCCAGTTCGGAGCTAACCCTTTCACATAGTTTGAAACTTCACCATTTTGTATATAGTAAGAAATTTCATAAATAAAATTAAAAACTGCAAATGGCACTATGAGTTGGTTAATAATCTTACTGGCATTGAACGATTCGCCACCTTTAGACAAATATCCTGACAAAAACAAAAATGCAGGCATATGGAAAATATAGATGAACGCATAAAATTGATAAAGGTAAGGTTGAGGTCCCGTTAGTGGCTCAACAATATGCCCAAGAACCGCAAGCAATATCAGCAATCCTTTAATATTATCAATTTGAATATTGCGATTATGTTGTTGCTCATTCATGCTTACGGCTTCCTGACAAAGATTTTTAAAGCGGTAATAGCGATTATTCAACTGGTTCTCTTGGCCACTCAATTGTCATAGGGGCACTGGTATCAACCGACTGCAATGCCTGTACATAAATCATCCATTCTGTAAGCTTCTTTTTATCGGTTTCACTTACAATACCTAAAAGTAATTGTGTTTGCCAGATGAGACTCTTTTGGTTAGCTGCATGAATGAGTTGAACCTTACGAGCTTCAGCTTGACTGCAAAGAAATGACGTCTGTGCACCTAGATCTGTCACCCATTTTTCTCCATCCCAAATATCAAAATCAGTTTTTGGGGCCTGCAACGTCAGATGTTCTGGAAGCGGGCCGAATGTATCAATGACAAGGGTTCGCCTCAAAACGGTATCATAAGCAGTTTTTCCTCTTAAATCTGCATCCTGGACCCAGCTTTCTTTATCATGACTGCGATAAATTACAAAGCCTTCCCTTGAATCAGGAGGAGAGTCCAAAAAAGAGTTTGCAGGTAAACCAATGCCTTCTATTAAGTACTCTTCACTGCTACCAATATATTCATTATTATTTGGGGCGCAATTGTAAACGACTATCCAACCTGGCTGGATTGAAATCCCCTCTTCATTTAGTTTTGCCTCACATTTTTTAGTCATTAACTCGCCCTCACAATGAAATTAAAAGCAATGTTTCTTGATCTGGTTTCGTTAGCCGTGCGTGCGACCAAAGAAGTATCAAAAACTAAATCAGTTCCTTTGTAGTTACCATCTTGCATGGATGTGTATGTATATTCATTTGAGCCGCGTTTAAAAACACCTGTTACTTGCGATGTTGAGTTATTAATAAATCCGGTCGTGTACCCATTGCTTGCTGTGCCGACCATTTTCTGCAATGCGTCGGACTGGCTGGATAAAAGCTGTCGGCCTGTATCAACACCTCGTCCATCATCCCAACCTCGAATAAACTCTCCTCTCAAATCAGGAAGGAAACCATTTGAAAATATTGCTGCAAGTTGCGGGAACTTATTCGT